AAGCAGCGTCCCATGAATAACGCTCAGACGGGCGGGGTGCTGCCGTCATTGGGATATTAGCCCGCCCCGTGCCGTATGTACGCCGCCCTGAGCCGTCTATGTATTCTCCAACGCCCAACTGAACCTGAGAGCCGTCAGCGGCTTGTACGGGCTTCTGTGCCGTGTTTGAACCGCCGCCCCTCTTGTTGTCGTAGTTGCCCTCAGAGACCTTGACCCAGTTTTTCTCATTCTCAAAGACCCAATCAAAATTGGCAACCCAACCCATTTTGTCAGTGCTGCGCCCCGTGAGAAAGTCAGAAGCCTGAACACGCTGAAAGAGGCGCATCACGTAATCTGTCAGTTCTTCACGCTTCACGCCGAACTCTTGAAAGCGGGTCTTCATTTTCTGTTTCCTCGCCTCTGTGACTTTGAGAACCTTTGGGCATGAGAGACAGACAGAGTTCCACATGGCGACTATATCCTGATAAGGATATTTCTCTTTGCTCTCCTCTCCTTTACTCTTCTCTCCTTTGGCGGGTTTTATCTCTTTTAACTGTTCTTTATCAGGGGTTTTCTCGGAGATAACCTTTTCAGGCTGTTGTTTTTCTTCTTTGAAAACAGGCTTTTGAGGCAATTCCGTTCGGCGGGTTCTGTAAACCTCTGTGAGGTTGTTGACAAAATTCTCTATCCAAATAACACGGTTCTTTTCCCATAGCTCTTTGTCAATTTTGCCGAGGTTGATAAGAACCCCGATTATTTCTGTCGCCGTCTGAGCGTTGACCCGTGTCTTTGCAAGAAGATACTCCCAATTTGAAGAAACAGAACAGTCATAGAAATGCCCCTCGCTCTCCCCGAGAACTTCAAGAACCTTGAACCAAAAAGCATAACCGTCATTCCCGAAGCGGGCTTCAAGAATGTAGATCGTGCGCCCGCATTTCACATAATGCGGGTAATAATCAACTGTTGTTCGTTTTGGTCTTGCCATAATGTTGTCTTGATTAAAGGGTTGCCATGATTGATTTTTTCAGTTTCACGTTTCGGCTGTTCCACTCAAAAGCCCGTATCATCCATTTGCGGTAATCAAGAGGTATGTTGCTTATCTTTTCCCCCTTATATTTGCCGAAAGGCATAACCTGAATAGGCCGCGCCGCCTGAGCGTCAATAGCCTGAGTGTCCTCACGGGTGTACTGACCGATGTCTGCGATTGGTATGCCTGAGAGCAGCCGCCCGCCTGAACCGAACAAACGCCACATTCTGCCTTTCTCAAAGGTCAGGTCTTCAACACGCCCGAAACGTTGAACGTTGCCGCCGAGGTCAACTATCAGAGCGTCTTTCTTCTGAGGGTCAATACGGGTGGCTCGTCCGATGATTTGATAATAGAGGGCGATAGAAGCCGTAGAAACGCCTAAAACAATGCAATCGATACCTGTATAGTCAAAGCCCGTTGAAAGCACTCTCACGTTAAATATGACCCGTATTTCGCCCTTTCTGAAACGCTCAATGATTGAAGCCCTCTCACGCTTATCCATATCGCCGTATATGACAGCCGAGTTCGGATAACGCTCTGAGAGACTTATAGCGTCCTGAACTGAGGGGGCAAAGGCGAGAATGTGCTGCCGTTCAGGGTGAGCGTCAAGAGCGTTGACAATCGTCTGTGTGCCGCCGTTCTCTTCAAAAGCCCTTTGAACGCTGTCCTCCGTGTACTCGCTTTTTGAACTGTTGAAGACAAGTTGGCTGTCGTCAAACTGTGAAGCCTCATAAGTCAGGGGAGACCAAAAGCCGAGGCGCACCATTTCTGAGACCTGACCGACATGGATAATGTCTTTGAAGAAATTGCCCTTTTTGCTTCTTGATGTCAGCATGACGAGCTTTGAATAATTCTGTCCGAATTGGTCTCTGCCCGTCTGCAGCTTGACAGGTGTCGCCGTTATGCCGAGAACGTGAGTGATGCCGCTCTCTTTAAGAAACGTGCCGAGCATGCTGTCAGCCTCACGGGGGAAGAGGTGTGCCTCGTCTATCAGCATTTTTGTGAAGCCGAGAGCCTTGAACTTCGCCCCGAGCGTCTTTATTGAACCTATCGTTGCGTAGGTTATCTGAGCGATTTCCTTGCTCCCGAAACTTGCGCTGTATATACCCGCATTTGCGAACCCGTCACAGAGGTTCACATACTTCAAATAGTTCTGTTCCAACAACTCTTTTGAGGGTTGAAGAACAATCATTTTATCGTTCGTGTTCTTCGCGACAAAGGCTGTCAGAATTGATTTTCCCCATGCTGTCGGGAGAACAATCAAAGAGGGCTTCGGCTTCTTCTCTTGAAAGAAACTGATAGCCTTTTCTATCGGTTCAACCTGATTTGAACGTAACTGTATCATTTTATATCTTTGTCTATCTGAGAAAACCCCGCTGACAGGGCTAACCACGCATAACAGCTTGCGTTGAGAGACCTTTCGGCTGCTCTCACCCATGAGCGGAGTTTTATATGTTATTTGTTCTTTCTGTTCATCTGTCTGTTTCGGTTATACGATTACACTGTAATCACTTCAAGAGAAAACGCCTTGCGCCCTGAACCGTCTTAGCATACTCTTTGAAGAGGTCGGGGTGGTCAGCCTTGAAAGCCTTGTCGTCAAACTTCTCTGAGGGCTTGGGGCTTTTCCATGTCGCGATTGTATCGCCGCCGTAGCTCAGGGCTTCTGCGTCTCCGAAGCCGAGCTTTATCTTCTCTTCAAGCTCGGTCTTGCGGTCAGAGAGTTCTGCGAGCTGCTGCTTCACGTCTTTCAGGTCTGAATAAGCCTGAAAAATCTCGTCAGTTGTCTCAATGACCTTGCCGCCCGTGTGCTTGTTGAACTTCAAGAGAATGTCCTTGGCGTTCTGCGGGTCAGGTTCTTTGTCCCCCTGAATGTAGTCAATCCAAAAGCGGTCAACCTCTTCACAGAGCCATTTGAAGAAGTCAGGAACAAAGGTCAGGTTCTTGTAGCCGAACTCACGCCCTGAACAAAGCCATGCAAGTGAAGCCTCTTGAAGCTCCGCAACTCCGAGCTGATACTGAACCTGACAGAACCAGTGCTTTGGGAGGTCTTCGGGGTCAATGCTCATTTGTGTTGTCTTACACTCCAAGATACCCTTGTTATGAGCGTTATGGGGGAGACCGTTGAGCCAATACGTGCGGTCAGGGCTGACACGCATATACGGCTTCTCTGTGTTGATTATCATCCAATCAATGGCAGAACGCTTGATTATCTCGCAGCCCGTTTCATCTTTGAAGAACTGAGCAACTGCGTCTTCAAGATAATGACCCGCTTTCATTGCGAAGTTCTCCTGTTTTGCGGGGTCAAGACCTTTCTTGCGTCTCCATAACTGATAAGGCGTTTCCCATGGGTTCAGCCCTACGATTGTCGCAACCTCTGATGAACCGATACCGCTCTCGCGATATTTCAACCACTCTGTGCGGTCTTTCGGTCTGATAACCTGATTACTCATGGTCAGCCTCCTTTCCCTCTTCTGAACCGTTCTCAGACTTCTTGTCGCTCTTCTTCAACAGACGGTCTGCAATCTTTATGAGACCCGTCATTGCTTCACGGCGTATGGCGTGCTTCAAGACCTTAGGCAAGCCGTTCTCAGGGTCTTTGTCATTCAGAACGTTCTGAAAAGCGTCAACGAGAAAGCCCATGATACCCTGAGTTACGGTATGCTGCTGAGAGCGGTAGCCATCTTCTTTGTCTTCTGTCTTCTGAACCGCAACAAGTGCGATTGCTCTGTTCTCCTTGTCTTCTTCGACCCATGCTTGGAGGTCTGCGATGATTTTTTCAATATCTTTCATTTTGCTGTTATTTTGAGGGTTTAACTTGTTATTTCTTAATCATGTTGAAGTCAGCCCAAAGGCTGATGAATTGTTTGCCGCAATACGTGGCGAGAGCTTCGCTCTTAAAGCAAAGGCGAGAACCGACGTTCGGAAGCGTACCCGAGGGGGCGGTAAACGAGCGCGCACAAGCGAAGCCCGCCCAGTCTCCTGAATAGTCGCCTGTTGATATGAGGTGTCGGTCGGCTTTCCATTCGTCACTCTTCTCTGACAGTTCTTCTTCCGTCCATAGCGTGAACCAAGGATACCAACGCCACTCGTCTTCTGTGAACTGAGGCTCCCAACCCTCATTCAGAGCGGCGGCGATGATGCGGAGCTTCAAGTATGTAAAAATGTCGTGACCGTCACTTGTAAAATCTGCGTTTTCCTCAATCACACGATACTGCTCTACGAGATGGTTGTCTTCACCCAACTCACGGCAAGCGTCCTCAAAGGTCTTCACACGTTCTGTAATCGGGCGATTTGCGGCTGTCTGTGCCTCTGTTTCTTTCAATTCGGGTAAGAGAGCGAGAAGAACTTTTTTGACGCTCTCATCGGCTGTTTTCAAAGCAGCCTTTGCGTTTTCAATCTTGATTTCCATAAATGCTGTTATTTTTTAGTTGTTGTCTTTGATGTCTTCTTTGAGTTCTCGGCAGCGGGCTGTTTTATTTCGCCCGTCTCAGGGTCAACACCCTCAGTGGCTTGTGCGCCCGTAGCCTGAGCGATAGCGGCAGCGGCTCTGTCTTGTGCGCTGTTTGTCTTCTTCACTGCGTCAGCCTGTTTCTTGGCTTCAATGGCGGGCTTCACGAAACACTCTTCAACGGTTGTCGTTCCCTCCTTGATTGCGTTGGCTGTCGCTCTGAGTTCGAAGATTTTCTGTTTGTCAATCTCCTGAACGCTCTTCACGCCGATGTAGAAGAAAAGCTGCTCCTCCTTAACGCCTAATTGGGCGAAATACTGAATAACTTTCTGACGGCTTGTTTCAAGGTCAATAGACTGACCGAGCGCAACCTTTTTCACGTTATTGATGATGCGCTTTGTGACAGCCTTTGGGATAACCGTCAGTACGGCGTTTCTCAGGGCGATAGAAGCGGCGGCGTTGCCCGTCACAACTTGCATATCCTGACTGAACGTGTAGCCGCTCTTTGTGAGGATACTTCTCTTGACCTCTTTGCAGACCGCAACGTTGGTTTCAAGGTCGTGACAAACAGCCTGAGCCGTTATCATACGCCCGTCATTGCCGATGATGCGGGTCGCAACCCTGAGGTTCGTCCATGCGTTGGCGATAATCTCAGCCATGCGAACGGAAAGACCCTCAATGACGCTGTCGTTGCCGTTCTTGTCTTTGCGTCTCAGAACGTAGAAACAGTCTTCGGCGGTCTCTTGATCCATAGTCGCGAGCGTCTCAATGGTGTTCAAAACTCTGTTGATGTCACGGGGGTAGGCGTGTGCCGTGGCAACCTGTGCGTCAATGTCAGCTCGGTTGAGAGCTTGGAGCATATCAGCCTGTTTTACTTCGATGATTTCTTCCATTTTGTTTGTTATTTTATGCCCTCTTTATGCTTCGGGCGTTGCTTCATTTCTTCGGGCTTAAAAAATATCTTGCGTATCTGACCGTGAGACCCGTCACACGGCTGACGCTTTTCTCCATTGTCTTCTTGATGTTCAGACCCTCTTTTTTAAGGTCACTTATACGAGAGGCGAGGCGATAACAGCCAAAGTCCCTCAGGGCTTCAAGGGGTGTTATAGAACCGCCTGAAAGAAGACGTTCACGGATAAGCCTCAGGTGGCTGTTTATTCTCTCTCCCATAGACTTTATCTTTTGTGGGTTGAACAATATGTTGCTGCCTTGCAGTTTATCTCTTTCTCGGTCTGAACTCTGTTGTCGCACATCCATGCTTCAAGGTCAGACTTTTTGAAATAAAGTTTGCGGTTCTTCTTGAAGTGCGGTATCTGTCGCCCTGATGTCAGGCGATAGAGGTGCGCTGTGCTGAAACCCGTGAACAGGGCTGCTTCGTTCAGGTCAAGAACCGTCTTTGCGCTTATCAGAGCCAACTCGCCGATACGGTCGAGTTTCTCGTTCATTTCTTCAAGTGTTACGCTCATAAGTCAATCGTCCCATTCGGGTTCATAAAGTTTATAATCCTCAACCTCGCCCGTTCCGTCACAGACAGAACACGTTTCTTTTTCGCCCTGGCAATAGCGCAGCCCTTTCTCAATGGCTTCGGTCTCGTCAGCGGGCAGAGCGTTGAACTCTTTCTCCGTCACTTCTGTTTCTCTGTTCTCTTCAAGGTCGTAGCGATACCATACATAGCCCTGACCTTGACAGGCGGCACACTCAATCATTCGTGGCTCGGGAGAACAGACGGGGCAGTTGGGGTGTCCGTGACATACTTCACACATACGCTATTCCTCCTCGTCAATCAGTTTTGAGAGGTCAGGCAAGAACCCCTTTTCATTCAACCTTGCGAAACAGAAACCTGTCACAAGTGTGCTTGCCAACGCCCCCGCTTTCATAAAGAAAAACTGAATGAGGGTCAAAGGGTTCTTCGGGTCTTCCTCGCCGATGAGAACGATGAAAGAGAACGTGAACCATGTGGCGAGGGCTATTAACAACGCCCATTTGAAAACCTTAGATTTCTTCATCTTCTTTATGCTTTAATGCTGTTAAACCGAGCTTGATTACCTCCTGATACTTTGTCAGAAGCCTAATCAGGCGTTTGTTCTCACTCCTGTACATTCTGTTAGCGTCTTCAAGAGCCTTGATGTACTTTGCGTCTGAACGCCCCTCACGCTTGACTGAGGTCTCAACGTCCATTTTGGCGAGTTCAGGGAAGAAGTCTTTGTCGTCTGTTGAGAGCGTCACAGACTTCTCACGCCGCTTCACGGTCTCTACTTGACCGTTCTCACGCTGCGCTCGGCGTTCCCAATATGCCTCCACGTACTTCTTGTTGTACTGATACTTCGCCTTGTTTGCTTCTTTGCTTGCCATACGCTTACACCTCCTCCGTTTTCAGGCTTTCTTCAACACGTTTCAGGATAACGTAAATCGTCCCCATGCTGTGAACGTTGTACTTGCCCATGAGGTGCTGAATGACCATCATTTTGCTCTGACCCTTGACCGCCATCAGGCTGTTGTAGTCATCGTAAATTGCCCTGTCACGTGCTTCACGCTCTTTTTGGCAATCCGTTTTGAAAATCATTTCTGCCATAATTCTTGTTAAAATTTCGATTTTACTTATCAGTTTATTTCCGATTTTAATTCTTATTTCGTATCTTTGTGCGGTTATTTAACCGTAACTGTGTGCAAATATAAACTAAGTTTCGCTTTTAGAAGAATTTTCCAAAAGAAAATTGCGATTTTTAACTTTAATTAAGCGTATGACGGAGATACAGAGAATAAGAAAAGCCATTAATTGGCTGCTCTACAAAGGCGTAGCAGAGAACGACCGAGAACTCTCTGAGATAATGGGTTACACAAAGTCTTCATTCTCTCAGATTGTGAACGGGCGTGTGCCTTTATCAGACAAGTTTGCAAAAAAACTCTGCCGACTTGATGAAAATATAAACGAAGTTTGGATTTTGACAGGCGAGGGAGAAATGTTCAAGAATGAGCCTGAAACTAACCTGAACAGTGAAAACGGCGTGACAATTCAGAAAGACGTGTGGGCTGTTCTTCAACAACAGGCACAGAGCCTTGCATCAAAGGATAGGCAAATTGATGAACTGATGAACCTTTTGAAAGAGCAGATCGCCGAGAATAAAAAAGCGGTTGCCCGTCAGGAAGACAATGCCGCCTCTGCCGCTGCCGTATAGTCAAGTTCTGTGGGGTTGAACAGAAAATACCAAAATATTAAAGAGGTCAAAAGATATGAACGAAAGATTAGAAGAAATAATCAGATATAAGACAGGGGGAAAGAAAATACCGTTTGCCGAGCTTATGGGGTGGTCGCCACAATATCTGTCAAAGATGTTGAGAGGCGAGAATTTCGGTGTGCAGCCAATTCTGACAGTTCTTGAAAAGCTGCCTGAGATAAACGCCCGTTGGTTTCTCTTCGGCACGGGAGAAATGCTTGAAATCGGCAAGCTGCTCTCTCTTCAACGTGAGACGATGAACCACATTCAGGCTCTCTTAGACCTTGACAAGTATATACCATATATGTCAGGAGAAGAGGTCAGAGAGTTTGAGACCGCCGTCAAAGAGGGGAGAAAGCCCGTGTTCACGCCTGACACAGAGAGTCGTTGGCAAGAACGCCTGACAGAGCGCGAGAGAGAAATAAATGAAAGGTTCAGAGCCGCTAACTTAATATCAGAAGAACAATGCAGACAGAAGACAGCCAAAAGGTAATAAAGCGTTTCTTTGAGGCTCTGCGCTATCTCAAAGATGAAAAGATAATCAGAGGAAAACAGACGTTCACACGGGCGCATGAAATAAACCGTTGGAACATGAACACGTTAGAGAAAGACCCCTCACGGGACATCTTTCAGGCGGCGTGGCTCACATACCTTGTCAATGACTACGGCGTTTCAGCCACATGGCTCTTGACGGGGCGAGGAGATATACTTTTATATAAGAAAGACAAAAGCGGCACAGAGGGAAAGAAATAACCCTTTGCGCCGCTCTATGTCATTTGTCCCCGTCAGGCTTTTCAGCCAGGGGAGGGAGTATAGTCGGTATGTTTGAAACAGCCGCCTGTTTGTTCTTGTCAAGAACCTTGGCGTATATCTGAGTTGTGTTCAGTTCACGATGTCCCAACAATTTTGAGACTGTGTAAATGTCCGTTCCGAGGTCAAGCATCATGACCGCAAACGTATGACGGGCGCAATGAAAAGTTATCTCTTTCTTTATGCCCGCCCTGAGCACCCACCGCTTTATTGCCTCATTCGTGCAAGACGGGCTGTGAATGTCTGTGAAGACAGGTTCGTTTGGCTTTCCCCTCTCTCCCATAAGTTCAGCCGCCTGAGGTGTTATGTCGAGGTATTCCTGACCGCCCGTTTTCTTCTGACGGAAGATGATGCGTGTAAAGCCTGACTGTTCTTGAACCTCTGCCCACGTCATTTTCAAGATGTCTGACCGTCTGAGACCCGTCAGGCATGAAAACAGAAAAGCCCGTTTGATTTTCGGGTATTCACATTCTGTCTCGGCGAGCTTCTTCACTTCATCTATTGTAAGGTACATGCGCGTGCCTTCCTCTGCCTTGAAATTCTCAACGCCACGCATTGGATTGTTCCTGATAATTCTTTCATCAAATGCCTGATTGAGACACGCCCGCAGCTTGTTGAAATAACTCAGTTTTGAGTTTCTTGAAAGTTTATGGTCTTTGATGCGGTCTCGGTAGTCATTGCCCCACGCACACGCTTCATTCTCTAAATACTCTTTGAAGCCCTGAACCCATTCTGTCGTTATTTCGGCAAACGTGATTTTTCGGTTCGGCTCATACTTTTCAAGATGTTTCAGACACGAACGCCAGTTTCCCCAATTCGATTTATTGTCAGGGGCGTGAAAACGCTTCTCACATAACTTTTCATAATAGTCGAAGAACAGCGTGTCCTCGGCGTAATCACTCTTGAAGCCGAACTCCCCGTTTCTGAGTTCGACAACACGCTTCGCCCTTATAGCCTCGGCAAGCTGCAGCGTCTCTTTGTTCTTCTTCTTGTCTTCACGGGTCTTTTCAGGAACGAGGTAGAGGCGCAGATACTCATAAGACCTTTTGCCGTTCAGATAAATGTCAAGGTAGAGAGAGGTCAAGCCGTTGGGCGTTTTCCTCTGTCTGAGCCTGATTGGTTCTTTTGATTTCTCCATACTGCTGTCGTTTTGGTTTGTTGCTCTCTGTTGTTGTTTTTGTTGCTCTGAGATTGAGAGCAACAAAGGAACAACAAAATAACGACAAAACGGGTGTAATTATTGCGAAATACCAAAACTTTTTTCATAAACCGCAAAACATTGATTTATAAAGCCTTGTTTCTCAATAGTTACACCCGTTTTATACTTGACTTGATTTGTTAAAATATAAACTTACTTTCCGATGCAACATGTGGATGTTGCTGATAGTTAAGCTTTTATCTTTTAAACGGTACA